TTAGAACCGTTCGACGAGAACTCAGTCTTCTCTGAAGGAGAAGTTCTATGCGCGTTAGAAGTAAATCGCGGATGGTTTGAAGAAAATAACGTTGAAGTGGGTGACCAAATTGATATTGAGGAAGGCAAGAAAGATGCTTGCTACCATAAAGTCAAGTCACGCTACTCTGTTTGGCCAAGTGCTTATGCGTCAGGAGCACTAGTCAAATGTCGTAAAGTTGGTGCTGCCAACTGGGGAAATAAGTCTAAGACAAAGAAAGAAGAATTTGAACTTGATGAAAAGTGTTGGCCTGGTTATGAGAAAAAAGGCATGAAGACTATGTTTGGAAAGAGATATCCAAACTGTGTCAAAAAAACTAAGAAAGAAGAAGTTGAACTTATTGATGAAAAGAAAGGTTGTATGCACAACCACAAAGGTGAAGAGTGTCCGGTGCATGGCAAGAAGGAATGCCCAGACATGGTTGAAGAGGCAGTAAGAATTCCCTCTAAGACTGGAAATATTATTGCCGTTGTCCTCAATTGGAGAGGCAAGGGATACATGATTAAAATGTTCTTCCCCTCTGTCAAAATCCCAAGTAGAAAGGAGATTCAATCTTCAATCGAAACTGTATATCCTGGCGCTAAAGTACAAAGCTACCAGGTATCCGAGTATGAACCAGGGCAACCGGTTCTCCATGCAGAAGGAGCAGCATGGACAAAAAAAGCAGGTAAAAACAAAGAAGGAGGACTTAACGAAAAAGGAAGGAAGTCTTACGAAAGAGAAAATCCAGGATCTGACCTTAAGGCACCAAGCAAGAAGGTTGGAAACCCCCGTCGCGCATCGTTCTGCGCTAGAATGAAGGGTATGAAAAAGAAACTGACATCTAAAAAAACTGCAAACGATCCAGATAGCAGAATCAATAAGTCTCTTAGAAAGTGGAATTGCTGAGGTTAGGATATGAGTGAAGTATATCTTGGTAATCCTAATCTAAAAAAAGCAAACACCCCTATTGAATTCACTGAAGAACAAATCCGTGAATTCTTAAAGTGCAAAGAAAATCCTGTTTACTTTGCACAGAACTATGTAAAAATTGTAAGTTTGGATGAAGGTCTCGTACCATTCAAACCATATGATTTCCAGGAAAAACTTATTAACAATTTCCATGAAAACAGATTTAATATATGTAAGATGCCAAGACAGACTGGTAAGTCTACTACAGTGGTATCATATCTATTACATTATGCTGTGTTTAATGATAGTGTCAATATTGGCATTCTAGCAAACAAAGCAGCAACTGCTAGGGAACTTTTAGGTAGACTTCAAACAGCATATGAAAACTTACCGAAATGGATGCAACAAGGTGTGTTAGTATGGAACAGAGGATCTTTGGAGTTGGAAAATGGCAGTAAGATTTTGGCAGCTTCTACATCTGCGAGTGCTGTCCGAG